AAATCACAAGATGACCATACACAGTAAACCGTTGATATCTGAGCTAAAAACATATATTGCTTCAGGGCTGGGTTTTAAAGCCAAGAGCGGAGAACACGATGACCTTGTGAGTTCAACACTGCTGATCATGCGCATGGCAGATGTGTTAGCAGATTGGGATCCGCAGATCTACGATAAAATGACAGAAAAAATCACCGATGAATCCATGCCTATGCCGATCTTTGTCAGCATGGGTCTTTGATAAATATACTTATGGACGCAACAAACAACATAGCCACCGATTTATTCTACAAGGTACGCAGCCGCTTCGCTGGGCTGAAACTAGGCGCAGAAACCGGTGAGATCACTATTAATCCGGAACAGGCAAGATTCTTTGATTTTGACTACACAGAAGGCCAGAATCCCATAGGACATGTCAGTATTAGTCTTGCTGAACCCAACTCTATGAAAGTGTATTTTTCCAATGGAATTACAGAAGGCATGGATGATGGACAAAAAACAAATTGGTACGGATTCTTAAAAGAACTACGTCAATTTGCCAAACGCAGATTATTAAGTTTTGACACTAGAGACATTGCCAAAGACAATCTTGACAAACGAGATTATCAATTCCTTAGTCAGAACGCACAACCTAAACCACAGACAAATATGGTACAAAAACCAGTTGGAGAAAGCAGAATGAGTGAAAACATAATGAGTGAAAGCTCAATGTATGGTAGCAAAACAATGAGCTATCAAAAATTAATGGACACACGTTTGATCATTAAACATAATCAAGCAGTGATGGATGACACCCAACCAGGTGCTAGAACTAGAAATATCAGTGCCTTGTTTGTTGAAAATCAAGACGGTGAAAGATTCAAATATCCTTTTATTCATCTAGCTGGTGCTAGAGCCATGCAGCGCCATGTGGCCAACGGTGGTTTGCCCTATGATGAATTGGGTGCAAGCATTACCAAAATGAGCGAAGAGATTGCTCAACTCAAGAGTTTCGGTAATTACGTGGTGCGTAATGACCTAATGAATTCAGATACCAACTCAGTAGTTGAACGGTCGTCTGCATATCTAAACGGACTACGCGAACAAATCAAGGCATTGAGCAAACAAAGTCACTATGAGGCATACAAAGAAAACTTTCAGGCCTATGATAGTGAAGAAATACCTCAAGACGTAGTTGAGGATTTCAAACAAAAATTCACGGTCAGATCATTCAAAGAAGATATCGCAACTGTGTTTCCGGTCTTATACAGACTGATGAAAGAAGGAAGCACTATAGGCTATGACGACATAGTCGCTATGACACAAGAAGAAATCAACAACGAAGACCTAACGGTTGAAACAGAAGACAATGACCCATTTGCTCAATTTGAATCATGGGTCATGGGCCTAGGCGAAGACAGTGCAGTGACCAGTGAAGATCCTGAAGAACAAGCAGCAGCACTACAGGGACTACAAGAACTTGTAGGACAACACTTCCCAGCAGGCGTCGATGGAACTAATGCCATTGAAAGTCTTAAAGGCCTAATTGAAGATCCAGAATTATACAAACGAATTAAAGAACAGGCAGCAGAAGATCCAGATGCATGTGTGAGACCATTGGTCAAAGAATGGCTCGAGCTCAACGCACCTGAAGCATTAGAACAATTGGATTTTGGTGACATGGTGGATGACCCGGAAGCAGCCCAAGGAGGTGACCAAACTGCCCCGGAAGCGGAACCAGCACCAGTTGATCCAGCAGCAGCGGCTGTACCTGCAGAGGAACCAGTACCGCAGGAAGCCATTGACTCCGATAATCCAAGAGATTATGAAAGACCAGCGGTTGACCGCAAGAAATCGGGCCAACCACCGTTGACCATGAAAGATGTAGAATACAAAGACGACAAGCCCAAACGTGATTTTGAAAAGAGAAAACAAAGGCTCAATACTGAAGAATTGGCAGAATTCCTACATAGTTTCTATGACAGAGACTCAGGCACATTCCCCAAAGGCCCAGAAGGCGTATGCACTATGGTAGGCAAGAAGTTCGGTGAACAGGCAGAATCAGTTGCTCGTAAAATGGTAGAAAGAATGGCACCACAACAGCAAGATCCACAGATTGCAGAATTGTCTCGTATTAGAGAACTTGCCGGAACGACAGCTCGGGTCTCAGAAGATCTGCAGGCAGACGATGGCCAGGCTTACGACGACTCTGCAGACTTCTTCGGTCAATTTGAAGCAGATCATTTTGATGAAGAGAAAGAAAGCGATGATGGCATGGAAATTCGCGGATACATTGATGGTGTCAATGTAATGGCTTGGAGATTCGACGATGAGAGCAAAACCAGTGGATACGGTAACTACGACGACTCAACACTTGGTCAGGAAGAATCGTCAGAATTAACTCGTATCAGAGAATTGTCAGGCATTAGTCAAGGCATTAGAATGTAAAGATTTCGTCGCAGTTAGATCGGGCACTTCGGTGCCCTTTCTTTTGGCAAAACAATATCAAAAAATACGCAGATAATCATTGACCTTGATAAATAAAAAGCGCATAATAAAACATGTGCATAAGGCATATAAACATTTTAGGCATAACACAAGGAGGCATTTAAAATGGCAACATTATCAGAAATCCGTGCGAAACTTCAAGAAGCACAATCAAAGTCCACAGGACAATCCACCGGCGGTGGAGACAACGCAATTTACCCACACTGGAACATGCAAGAAGGCAAAGAAGCTGTCGTACGTTTCTTACCTGACGGTAATCCCAACAACACATTTTTCTGGGTAGAACGTGCAATGATCAAATTGCCGTTCGCAGGTATCAAAGGTGAAACAGATAGCAGAGCAGTGCAGGTACAGGTTCCCTGTGTGGAAATGTATAACGACGGCACAGCATGCCCGATCCTATCGGAAGTGCGTGGTTGGTTCAAAGACAAATCACTAGAAGAAATGGGTCGTAAGTATTGGAAAAAGCGTTCATACATTTTCCAAGGATTTGTTGTTGAAGATCCGCTCAAGGAAGATAAACTTCCAGACAATCCTATCCGTAGATTCATTATCGGTCCTCAGATCTATGCTATTATCCGTTCAGCATTGATGGATCCAGAATTGGATGAGTTGCCAACAGACTACTTGAAAGGTCTGGACTTCCGTATTGCCAAGACATCAAAAGGTGGTTTTGCTGACTACTCTACTTCAAAGTGGAGCCGTCGTGAGCGTTCATTGACTGATGTAGAAACCGCAGCAGTAGAGTCACATGGTCTTTTTGATCTCAGCGGATTCTTACCAAAGAAACCCACTGATGTTGAACTTAAAGTTATGAAAGAAATGTTTGAAGCTTCTGTAGATGGTGAAGCCTATGACATGGAACGTTGGGGACAATATTTTAAACCAGCAGGCATGAGCCAAGCCACTGGTGATCCTAATAGACCAACGGCTGTTGCTGCTCCTATTGCAGATGCAGATGACGAACCAGCTCCTGTAGTTAAGGCCGCTCCAGCAGCCGCTCCGGCAGCTTCAACAGAATCTGCTAGTCGTGCGCAAGACATTCTTGCCATGATTCGCAATCGTCAAAAGTAATAAGACTAAACTAGAGTAGTGCGAGCAAGCCTCGCACTCTCTTTCATATCTCTGGAGAAAAATATGGCAAAACTAACTAAATTATCAAAAGTAAATGAATCGATTACTATCAATGGCTATGACAACGCTTGGATGGTAGAGATCGGTGGACGAGACAAAAAAGAAGATTGGAAGAATTCTAAAACAGTCTGCAACACAGAAGAAGAATTAATTGCGTTAATCAAAGAATACAACGCAATGGACCTGGACAATTAATATGGCAAAAGCATTTGATATTTCTAAATTTAGAAAGTCAATTACTAAATCTATTGACGGTTTAAGTATTGGCTTTAACGACCCAACTGATTGGGTCAGTACAAACAACTATGCATTAAATTATCTTATTAGCGGAGACTTTAAACGTGGTATTCCGCTAGGTAAAGTTACAGTATTTGCAGGCGAAAGTGGCGCAGGTAAGAGTTTTATCTGTTCAGGCAATCTAGTTAAGAATGCACAAGCACAAGGTATCTTTCCGATCTTGATTGATACAGAAAATGCGCTTGACGAGAAATGGTTACACGCACTTGAAGTTGATACAAGTCCAGATAAGTTGTTGAAACTTAACATGGCCATGATTGACGATGTGGCAAAAACTATTACAGAATTTGTTGCAGAATACAAGACAATGCCAGAAGACGAGCGTCCTAAAGTATTGTTCATCATTGACAGTCTTGGAATGTTACTGACTCCCACTGATGTTAACCAGTTTCAAGCCGGGGATCTCAAAGGTGACATGGGCCGTAAACCTAAAGCACTCACAGCACTGGTTCGTAATTGTGTAAACATGTTTGGTAGTCTAGGTATTGGTCTAGTCGCAACCAATCACACATACGCAAGCCAAGACATGTTTGATCCAGACGACAAGATCAGTGGCGGTCAAGGTTTTATCTACGCCAGTTCAATCGTGGTTGCCATGCGTAAATTGAAACTGAAACTCGATGCTGATGGCAACAAGACCACAACTGTGCAAGGTATTCGTGCTGCTTGTAAGATCATGAAAACTCGTTATGCAAAGCCGTTTGAAAGTGTGCAGGTCGAGATTCCTTATGAAACAGGTATGAGTCCATATAGTGGATTAGTCGACCTGTTCGAAGCCAAAGGCATGCTCAAGAAAGAAGGTAACAGCCTTGTCTACACTACCAAAGACGGCGAGATCATCAAGCAGTTCCGCAAGGCTTGGGAACGTAATGAGAAAGACGGCCTAGACATTGCCATGGAAGATATTTCCAAACATGGTGAAATTTCCACATCTGAGATAACTACTACAGTTGAACCAGACTTGGAGGAATCTCAATGAAAGAAGATTTAATTGCTGACCTATGGCATGTGGTAATTGGACATATTCCTGAAAAACAAAGACCGGATGTGGCCACTGATTTTGTAAACACATTGCTTGACTACGGTATCAAAGAAAGTGTGTTAGACAGTTTGCAAGGAGTAGATCCTTTTCTTGACGAAGCTATCACATACGCCATCGACGGTGAAGAGATCGAAGAAGATGTAGACAGCTACGACGAAGAGGAATAAATGAATTGGTACGACAAGGTTAGTAAAGATATAAGCAACATTCCAGATGCTGCGGCCTATTATGAAGCTGAGTTAATCGAAGCAAAACAAGATGTCCGCATAGCGGGTAACATCGAGAAGGCAAGTTCGCAGATGCCCGGCATTGTGGAAGAACGCTTTAATCAACTTCAAGAAATTGAAGGTATCCTTGAATACTTAAATATTGAACTTCGTAGACTTCGCAGTCAACATTTTCGCAAGTATCTCGAAAATTATCAACGAGCTTTATCTTCAAGGGACTGTGAAAAGTTCGTTGAAGGTGAAGCTGACGTTGTAGACTTTGAAAAAATTATCAACGATTTCGCTCTTCTACGCAACAAATGGCTGGGCATTATCAAAGCACTTGACCAAAAACAATGGCATCTCAGCAACATTGTTAAACTACGAGTATCTGGACTAGAAGACGCCAGTCTTTAAATACTAGATAATATACGCA